TTCCTCGAGGCTGTGAAATCAGCACGTTATCCAATGCGTACTGAGGACTCTCAAGCGACTACTCCTATCGCAAAACCAATTCACGACTGGACTTCGCACCCGAGAACCATGATGGAGTATTTCTTTGTCAATGTAGATGCGTTTACAGCAGAAAGTGCACCACCACCATCGTGGGCGAATCAAGCTCGGAGTTGGCTGACCTCGCGTAAATCTATAACTCAAAGGAGATCATCATGAACTTAGGAATTAGAGAGGGCGACGCTATTCGCCAACTACCAGAATTGCTTAGAGCTCAAGGAATTGAGATACAAGAGCTTCGAGCTGACAATAGGATTATGAAAGAATTACTCCGCTCAATTAAAAAAGCTGTTGTAAGAAAATATGGCGAAGTTAAAGGAGAGGAAATAACTGAGCTAACCGAAGGTGAGTAAAGCAGACGTATCTATCATCGTTACCAATTTTAATAAAACACCCGAACAGTTAATCGAGTGTATGGATTCTATTCGGGAACAAACCATTGAGCCTTTGGAGGTTATTTTAGTGGACGACTGTTCTACTGATCCTCGTGCTCACGCTCTTGCGACCTCAATTATTCTACCAAAAAACGTGGGTGTAGGAAAAGCTCGGGATATTGGAGTCAAAATGTCGCGAGGTAACTTGCTACTTTTCGTTGATGCAGACGACAAATTAGCCCCAGACTTCATTCAGCAGTGTGGTAAGGTGATTGCTGATAAGGATATTGCCTACGCTAACATTTTACTTTTTGGAGCTATTGAACGCAGCAAGTTACAAGAGACTCCACCCGTATTAAAGCCTAAACATTTATTCGGAAGTACAAATACGAGTGTGCTTGTAACCTCAATGATGCACCGAAGGGTCTATGAGGATTTGGGTGGGTTTCGAGATCTGCCAATATATGAGGACTGGGACTTTTGGCTTAGAGCTATGTGTAAGGGATACACCTTTGGACACGCCAACACCCTACTTTATTATCGCCAAAATCTACAGTCTCGCAATAAAGTAGCAAGTGAATTAAAGACAACCGTCCATAATCAAATTACTGCTCCCTACGAAATCCACAATGGAGTTCTTAGAGAAAGGAATCATGGGTAACAAACGATTAAAACTAGCTCGTGGGTTAATAAACTTTATCCCCAAGTCAGTCAATTTCTCTGAATTGGAAGAAAAATATCCAATGGATGATGATGAATTTAGGAATGATCCAGGTGACGGTGGCTTAGAGCAAGAGCGATTGATGAATACTATTATGTACGAGGAGTTGGTGGTACAGATTTTGTGTAATCTCGAACCCAGAGAACAGTTGGTTTTCGTGTACCAACTTCTTCGGGATAGTGGCTACAATATTGACCACGCCTCTTTTGCTAAGACATTACACATTAGTCGGCGTAGATTTATGTGGATATTAGAGAATGTCCGACAAAAGACACGACTCTACGCCTTGGGGTATGGATACTCTAGTTAATCACAAAGAGGGCAATTTAGCCTTACTATTAGAATATGGCATCAAGCAAAATTCCCGATATTTTTCGTAGACGATACACTAAAGCTAAAGAGCTATCTCGAGCTTCCTTTGCTCAGAATGAGATAAACGTAAACTTGTATAAGGGTGTTCTTAACGTTGATGATAATTATGAGTGGGATTACTCTCTCACCGACCCTCATGTTTTCCCCCTAGTTCGCAACTATTTGTCCAGATCAAACCCCTCAATGTCGAACCTTCGTCTTGATATTCGTAAACAAAAAGACACCGAGGTTAGGCAAGTCAACCAAGACTTCATCAACTGGGAGATTGGTGAGTTGATGACAACTACGTTGTTTTACAGGATGTTTTTCTCAGCATATCTCAAGAAGCGTGGATACCTAAAGACTGGCTGGAAGTATGAAAAAGCAATTGAAATTCAGGAGAAGGACGATCAGGGGAATGTAACCAGAGTAAAGGTGATGCGAGATGTCTTGAACCGAGCTGATGCGAAGTTTGTTCCTTATAATAAGTTACTCATTGGTGATCGAAACAATCCAGAACTCAAAAGCCAGCCGTGGAAAATTGAGTTGATTCAACAACGAGTTGGCGAAATGCTGGATGAGAATACCTATCTGGAAGAAAATGGCGACAAACCATATTGGAAAAAGAGCTTCATAAATGACTTGCGTAAATCTGGCGTAACTAATAAACTCCTTGATTATGAAGTTGAGCGAGCTGACGATAGTGATTCCAAAGAGGAGTTCGCCTTCAGATCAGCCTTTGTTCCCATGATGTGTATGCACACACTCGATGGCGATGTCTTTTATATGCCAATTCAGGGAGATGACACGATTCTCAACACCGACACTGGTAATAGATACTGGCATGGTCACGATCCATATATTGATTTCTGCCCATTCCCTGAGGATGACGAGTATGACAACTTAGCCCTGGTTGATGTGGTGGGTGATCTTCAGATCGCAGCCACCGAGATCTTGAACCAGACCTTAACAAATGTTAGACAGATCAACAACGATATGTGGGTGGCTGGATCCTCAGCTTCTCAAACTCCTGACTGGCAGTTTCGCAAACGTCCAGACGGTGTGATCCGTGTAATGGGTGATGTGTCTCAGATTCAACAAATTAGAACTCAAGATAATACCAGAGCCGCCATCGTTATGAGTGACTCACTGCAAGGTAAGATTGAACGAGCTGGCGGTATCTCATCCCTGTTTAGTTCAGGTTCACCAGGACAATCAGTCAATCAGACTGCTCGTGGAGCTCAAATCATCGACCAAAACATTGACACCAATATGCAGATGATTATTGATCTTTTTGGCGAGCAAGTCTTAAAGCCACTTGGAGAACACTTCTTGGAGTTGAACTCCCAGTATGTAACTGAGGAGCAAACATTCAGCGTCACAGGCAAGCGTGGTGTTAGAGAGCTTATGGCGATTTCACCAGAACAAACTACCGCTAACTTTATCGTTACAGTTAAGCCTGATCCTATCCAAAATCAAACACCAGCGTCACGACAAGCATCCCTCCAGAACTCGATTACCGTCTTACAAGGTATCCAAACACAATCTCAAGGAAGTATCCAACTAGATCTAGTGCCAGCGATTGAAGCATTGATTGACTCAACCCCTGAGATGGAAAATGTGGGAGACATCGTTACTACCTTGGATGAAAAGGCGAAGCGAGACATCCTCATGTTAGAGCGTGGTCAAATGCCTGAGATTAAAATCCGCGACGAACATGAGGACTTAATCGTTGCCTCCAATGCTCACTACACAGAGAATGAAGCAAATTATCCAGAGGAGATCCGAGAAGTGTTTGAAAAGTATGTCACTAAACACATGGGCTATATCCAGTCTCAGCAAGAGATTGCAGCCATGAAACAACCAGTTATGCCACAGGGTATGGATTCTTCAGGCATGTCCTCAGCTATGGGATTTGATCCCGCTCAAGCAGAAACCCAGGGACTTGATGAAAACAATCAAACATATAATTTAGGAAACATAGTAGGTGCTGGAGGGTAAATGACTTTCGAGCTCGTACAAAAGATTGTAGCTATTTTAAGTTAAATATAAATACTATAGTAGGAGATATATGGCATCGCTTGACCCACAGAAGAAGCCAGACTTATTCATTATTCGAGGTGATAGCTACTCTATTGCGGTAAATATGGGTATGGATATCACAGGGGGAACTGTGTACTTTACTGCAAAGCCAGCTCTCACCGATGATGCTACCGACACCACCGCAGTAATTGCTGTTCAGGTGACCTCCCACACCAATGCTGCTGCTGGCACAACTGTCATTGCTCTCACCTCTGCAAACACCAACGTAGTTCCTGGTGAGTATTTCTATGACATCCAGGTAAAAATTGGTTCAGCCATTACTTCAATCCCTGTTCGTAAGCTAAAAGTATATGCGGATGCGACTAGGAGAACTTCATGATATGGCAGATGCAACAATAAATGTAACCATTACACAAGATCCTCAGATCTTGGCAACGATCACTCAAACCTCGATTGCAGCAACGATTGATAAAGCGGGACCACCTGGGTCAACGGGTGCTACTGGAGCAACTGGAGCCACGGGTGCTGCTGGTGGTACTTTAAGCGATGGCGACAAGGGTGACGTTACTGTTTCTGCAAGTGGAGCTACTTGGACAGTAGATGCTGGGGCTATCACCCTGGCAAAAACAGCAGACATGGCGACCGCCTCCGTACTATATAGAAAGACCGCAGGAACAGGAGTTCCAGAGGTCAATACTCTAGCTACCCTCAAAACAGATCTTGGATTGACAGGCACGAACTCTGGAGATCAGACCATTCCTACTGTAAGTGATACTGCCTACAACGCCACATCTTGGAACACCAATACTGACGCACCAACCAAGAACGCTGTTAGAGACAAAATCGAGACAATGGACACTGCTGTTGCACTCAATACTGCAAAGGTAACATATCCAAGTGCAGACTCTACAAAGGTAGGACACATCACCGTTACTCAGGCTGTAGACCTCGACATAATTGAGAGCGATACTGTTACTAACAACGCTAAAATATCGTTTGACTCCACGTCTTCAACAAGGCTTGCAAATACATCTGGAACTAATACTGGTGATAACGCCACTAACTCTCAATACTCAGGACTCGTTTCTAATGCCACCCACACTGGGGATGTTACAGGAGCAACAGCCCTCACGATTGCCGCCAATGCTGTCACCAACGCCAAAGCTGCCCAGATGGCTACTAAAACGTATAAAGGACGGACTTCAGCTCTTACTGGAGACTCAGAAGATGTGGCTGTAGCAACTCTGAAAACAGACCTAGTGATTGTCAAAGCAGATGTGGGTTTAGGTAATGTGGACAACACTTCTAACGCTACCGAGAGAGCTGCAACCGCTACGTTGACCAATAAAAGAATTGAACCAC